GTAGCAACGATCAAAATCTAAATCAAAATCACCAAACAAAAGGTCTTTCAAATCGCGCAATACCTCTGAACCCCACTTGCCATAGTGGAAATCAGAATACTGAGTGAAATCATCCAATGTGATAGGTTCGGATACGTTGTATAAACGCTTAGCCTCCGCTTCTACAGTGCTAGAACCGACGGCCAAACGCAAATTGTATGACAACAAATCGCGACGAACTTTCTCAATTGGGGTTTCGCAGCCCTGAAATCTCAACAGAAACAACTGGCAAATGGGTGGATAATAACGAAATTCGTAAGCATACGACAAGGCCTTGCCGGCAATATACTCGTCATCGGAAATCGAAGTATTGTTTGCACGCGCATTAAACCTGCCAAAAGCTTTACCGAGTTTCGGAATCATACGGTGGCCCCAAGCTGTGGGTACAAATCTCCTCGAAAGGAATTCGCATTCAACAAGATGAGTGTGGGTCTTAACCTTGGCACTCATTCTTGCAAGCTTTGCAATGTACTCATAGCTACGAGCGGCCCTCCGTGGTATTCTCGCGTTTCTCATCCTTGACAACATATCATCGCCTAAAATGAGTGTATCAGCTTTGAGACCAAAACGCGTCCCAAAACAAAAAAAGATTGTGGAGTTCCAAATCGAATTCCTGAATGTGGTAGATGTTGAACCTGAAGGTAACTGGTTCCTTACCTTGGCCCGAACCCCAAACTTACGATTGAGGACCGAGTAGTGGTTGGATCGTAAAAGACACTCGGCTAACCAGCCGGGTGCCCCTAACCGAACCATCCACATTGCTTCCAATTGTACAACATCTGCACATTGTAACTTGTCATTCGAACTGAAATCGGCCTCGATGAACGGGCCGTCTCCATCCACCAAAGGGACAAACTCTTGCGGGTCTCTGCCATAAGCTATTGCAAAATTCATTGCATATTTACCTGTAGCCCATGAAGCCCCGAAGCACTTGACCAAGCGTTTCAAACATTCCTTAATTATGGGTCCGGAGATGCAGTTATGAAGATCAGAGGAGGCGTTTACAATGCGACCGGCCCAGCCCGGGTCGTGCCGCTTCATAAGAAGTTCAACCTTCTCAAAAATCTCCTTAGCTCCAAACTCAGAATCCCGAAACAAATTCATGTTTGACAACGCTTTGACCATGCGCTTTTGCTTGTCCGGCTTGAACTCAGCGTTCCATTCCTCAAACAATTCTCTAGTCCATTCTATAGGTGCCAGCTCATCAGGACAAACCTGATTGAGCAATTTCCTACTTGCAAGGCGCAAGTCTTTGTGGCAACGAAGGTCAGAATTGTAATTAACTCGTT